GGAGGCTTGGCTCCCCTCTCTCTCGCTCGGATACGGCGAAGCCTAAGCGCAAGCGATCGGATATGGATATGGATCGGGATGCTAATCTAAATACGAATCGCTCGCATTCGCGGGGGGCCGGGGGGGAGAAGTGGCTAGGCCAATTCGGGGGGGTGCCACTCCCACTTGCAAAAGGTAGAATTTGAAACCTCCTACCCTAATTTCCCCAATTAATCCAGCTAATTCATTTAGTTACGCCAGATATCGGAACTATCTCGGTTTATTAAGGTCTTATCATGCTGTTTTCTCTACCTTTTATGCTCTATATCGGGTGTTTTATAACGAATTACAAATTATTTTAACTTTATTTTAGCAAAAAGGTTGACTTTCGGTTTTTTACATGGTATAATATATTGTAAGTTACGCATTAACTGCTAGGCAAGACCCTGTAACCCATCAGGGGTAAATAAGAGATTAGCAGTCAGGGAGCCTCTCTGGCGATACAGAGGCTTACGCAGTAAAAAGAAAAGAAACTTCAAACTTTATACCCTTTTCCCTGCCCCCTGCTATAGTTCCCAGTTCATCTATAGCTTATTCTTATTAATAGCTTAGTATTGATAAGTTTTATTAATGATTGCTGATCAATGAGGTGCAGATGGAGAAGAAAGTAGGTCGACCAAAGAAGACCAAGCTGGCTAAAGGGGCGACCCAAGGGCCAAGAGACAATCATGAAGGACTATCGTATGCGTATGCTGCGGAGTCCTAAGAGCCGTAAGGTTCTAGACAGTATATTTAACGCTGCGCTGGATGACGATCACAAGCATCAGGCAGCAGCTTGGAAGTTAGTGGTAGATCGGATAGCCCCGGTTGCTAGTTTTACGGAAGCCTCAGGCAAGAAGACTGGAGGCATAGAGATCAACATCACTGGCCTATCAGCTGTCACTAAAGCAGTGGAGCCTGACATAGATGCCGAATTCACAGAGGTAGACGATGGACGCGATTGATGAAATCCTTAAGCACGAGGGTGGCTTCCAGAACGATAAAGAAGATGACGGTAACTACAACGCTAAGGGTGAGCTAGTAGGCACTAACCACGGTATTACAGCTAAGGTGCTAGAGGCGTACCGAGGTAAGCCTGTCACTACCAAGGACATGAAGAGCCTGACAGAGAAAGAAGCTAGGACTATCTACGAGGAGCGATACGCAGCACCACTAGAGAGGAACTTAGGCATTACTAAGGATTCTCCTTACTACAACCATATCCTAGATATGTCTGTCAACCACGGGTACGGTAATACAGTCCCTATCGTCCAACGAGCACTAGGTACGAAGGTAGATGGCAAGGCTGGGCCTCAAACACGAAAGGCTCTACAGAACGCTCCAGAAGGTTTCGGTGATGCCTTAGTGGACAACAGGAAGGGGTTTTACGAACAGATTATGAAGTCTGACCCTGAGATGGAGCAATACCGTAATGGTTGGCTCAACAGAGCAGAGTATTTCCGATGAAGCTAGACCTCAGTATGCTGCCTTGGCAGTTAGAGGTTATGCAGCAAGAAGAGCGTTTCAAGGTAGTAGCCGCAGGGCGGCGAACGGGGAAATCTCACCTTGCAGCCGTATCTCTAGTCCTCAGTGCTCTAGACGGTAAGAAAGGCAAGGTGTTCTACGTTGCGCCGACCCAAGGCATGGCTAAGGACATTATGTGGGACAAGCTGTACGAGATTGCAGGCGACATAATCGAGGCCCACAACAAGAACGACCTGACGTTCACCCTGACCAACGGGGCGATGATTCATCTTAAGGGCGCTGACAGGCCCGACACGCTCCGAGGGGTATCCCTTAAGCATCTAGTGTTAGATGAGTTCGCGTTTATGAAGGCTGACGTGTTTGACGCTATCCTACGTCCGGCGCTTTCGGATATGAAAGGAACCTGTATCTTCATTGGTACACCTGAGGGGCGTAACCACTTCTACGATAAGTATGTAGAGGCTCAGATAGGCGGTGACAGTCAGTGGGGTGCATGGCACTTCACCAGTTACGATAACCCTCTGCTAGATAAGGCTGAGGTAGATCACGCTAAGAAGACGCTACCTCGGTGGGCCTTCCAGCAGGAATACATGGCATCGTTTGATGCGATGGGTAGTGAGCACTTCGAGGTTGATGACTTTGAGTTCTACGAAGAAGTAGACAGGAGCATCCCCGGTGACTACTACATGGCTATTGACCTTGCAGGTTTTGAGGAGAAGCGGGGCGGTAAGACAGCCAAGCGAGATAACTCAGCTATAGCGTGTGTCTTCGTTAATGACATGGGCGATTGGCAAGTAGACGAGATCATCTACGGTAGGTGGACACTGGCAGAGACAGCAGAGAAGATATTTGCCGCTGTCGAGAAGTACAAGCCACAGAGCGTAGGGATAGAGAAAGGTATAGCACAGCAAGCGGTGATGCAGCCCTTGCAAGACCTGATGCGGAGAACTAGCCGTGTATTCAGGATGGAGTTGCTTACCCACGGTAACCAAAAGAAGACCGATAGAATACTATGGGCCTTAGCAGGGAGATTCGAGAACGGCTCGATCACCCTAAAGCAAGATGACACATGGAACGCTACCTTTATTGACGAGGCTAGTAACTTCCCATCACCGTTGGTACACGATGATACGCTAGATGCCCTAGCCTACATTGACCAGCTAGTTATCCTCCCCTATCACGTAGGCGGGGATATAGAGACAGGTGATTGGAAGCCGTTGGACGCAATTTCAGGATATTGAATATGAGTGAAGGCTTTAAAGAAGAGATCGACCACGAAGGGATGGACTTGGATATTACCGATTGGGTGATAGACCAAGCTAACGAATGGCGCGATTACTTTGATGCTAACTACGATGACAAGTTTCAGGAGTACTACCGTCTGTGGCGTTGCCAGTGGGCTGAGGAAGACAAGACTCGGGACTCCGAGCGTAGTCGCCTTATCGCTCCAGCTACTCAACAGGCTGTAGAGTCCAACGTAGCCGAGATCGAAGAGGCTTCATTCGGTAAGACAGGTGTTCTCTTTGATGTCGAGAACCCCGGCTTAGAGAATGACCCCCAGATCGAGATACTGCGTAACAACCTCACAGAGGACTTCGAGATTGGCCGTATTCGTGCAGCCGTAGGTGAAGTACTTATTAACGCGGCTGTATACGGTACAGGCGTTGCTGAGATCAACCTAGACGAGCAGATGGTCTACACCCCCGCTACCCAGCCTATGATGGACGGAGCACTGGAGGAAGTAGGCGTACAGGAGCAGTACCGTACAATCGTCAAGCTGAACCCCTTGCAGCCACAGAACTTCCTTATCGACCCAACTGCTACATGCATCGAGGACGCTAAGGGCTGTATTGTTGAGGAGTACGTCTCCCTGCACTCGGTTGAGATGCAGCAGGAGTCAGGTATATATGACAGCACTGTAGTGGTAGGCACTGCCGCCGCTGATGACGATATCGAAGCAGACCGTGAGCTTACCACTGAGGCTACTGACCGTGTACGCTTGACTAAGTATTACGGCCTTGTTCCTCGTGAAGCCCTTGAGAACCACGGCGTAGAGGTAGAGTCAGAAGATATGTACGTAGAGGCCATCGTGGTTATTGCCAACGAAGGTCAGCTACTTAAAGCTATTGAAAGTCCCTATATGTGTAAAGATCGCCCTATTGTGGCGTTCTCTTGGGACGTAGTTCCTAGCCGCTTCTGGGGGCGTGGGGTTTGTGAAAAGGGCTATATGAGCCAGAAAGCCTTGGATGCGGAGATGCGAGCACGTATTGACGCTCTGGGCCTTACGACCCACCCCATGATGGGCGTAGATGCTACCCGCGTCCCCAGAGGAGCTAGCTTTGAGGTTCGCCCCGGTAAGATGTTTATGACCAACGGCAACCCTCAGGAGATTCTTACTCCGTTCCACTTCGGGCAGGTTGATCAGATCACCTTCGCTCAAGCTGGGGCATTGCAGGAGATGGTACAGTCAGCTACGGGTGCTGTGGATTCAGCAGGTATGGCTGGAGCCATGAACGGGGACGGTACAGCAGCAGGGGCCTCTATGTCCCTCGGTGCTATCATCAAGCGCCAGAAGCGTACCCTCGTTAATTTCCAAGAGAACTTCATGATGCCGTTTGTTCGCAAGGCAGCACAGCGTTACATGCAGTTCGACCCAGAGCGTTACCCTGTAGGGGGCTACAAGTTCCGAGTAATCAGCTCACTAGGCGTTATAGCCCGTGAGTACGAGGTAGGTCAGCTTACACAGCTTATCCAGAGTCTACCTCCCGGCACTCCAGCTCACACAGCTATCATGTCAGCTATCGTAGAACACCTACAGGTAGCCAACCGAGAGCAGGTTGTTGAGGCGATTAACCAACCTCCAGAGCAAGACCCTGAAGCAGCCCAGCTAGCGAAGCAGAAGCAGCAGATGGAGATACAGGTTCTACAGAGTCAGATAGCAGTACTGCAAGGTCAGGCTGCCGAGGCTAACGCAAGAGCACAGAAGTACATGGTTGAGGCCGAACTGGCTCCGAAAGAGACAGTAATGAAGTACTCAGACATGAACAACGATGGGGAGATGGATAAGGACTTCGAGCAGAAGATGCGCTTGGCAGACCTTGATATCCGATACCGTCAGCTGGAGCAGCAAGAGAAGGACAAAGAAACCTTTGATAAAGAGACAGCAGAAGCAGAGCTTATACGCCAACTAACGGCTGGTGGTGAGAAAGAGAGCGCGGAAGCAGAGCTGATGCGCCAAATGAGTATGCAGGAGTAAGTCGGTGCAAGACCTAACGATACTAACACTACTTAAGCGTCTACAGGATAAGGTTAATTCCGTCTCCAAGCAGATAGGCCCTAAGGGTGACCGAGGGCCGGCAGGTAAGGATGGCGTAAGCATAAAGGGCGAGAAGGGCGACACTGGAGAGATGGGTGTTGGTCAAGATGGCCGTGATGGAGATGAAGGCCCCGCAGGTAAGGATGGAGAGGATGGGGTTGGGATATCAGGCGTTACACTTGGTATTGATGACTCGATCATCTTCCAGCTCTCTAACGGGGACGAAGCTAGTGTAGAGCTACCGCTTATTCAGGGTTCTGGCGATACCATTATCAACAAGATTAGCGGAGGTAGCGGAGGTAGCGGGGAAGGGAGCGCAACAACGACAAAGAGGGTGATAGTTACAACAGCAGCAGACTTCCCTACAGTACTCGACAGCACAGTACAATACTTTATCGACGGTACTGTAGACATGGGAACACGCTCACTGGAGATACCAGCAGGGGGTATACACTTACACGGTTACGACCTCGAACTATCTGTATTATCGTCCACAGCAGACAACTACACGATGTTCACATCACCTGTGGGCGGTAGCGGTGACGTACTCGGTTCGGACTTCGCCATAACCGTATCGGGAACAAACTCACAGGTCTACGACATAGTGGACTCTAACGGGTTCCACGCAATTGAGTTCGCAGCCCTAAACTACATCGACTGCACCAGTTTAGGCACCATCGACAGTTACCGGCAGGGGCTTGAGACTGGCTCAGGACGCTTTGGTGGAAGTCCAAGTCTAACCCTTAAAGGGCCGTGGGTAGGCGGGTTCCGTATCACTACGAGTATAGTACGCGGTTTAGACGCAGGTATGACAGAGCCGCTGTTCAAAGCTGGTGTCGGTTTCACAATGGCAAGTCGCTTCCTAACGGACATTAACGTAGACCTACCAGCAGGTGCAGCACTACTAGACTTCTCACCTGCTAACTTCGCAAATCCTAGCACAGTCCAGCTACAGGGTTGCATTGTTACTAGGGTAGGAGTGTCCGACCCTACCGACACTAACCTGACACCTAACATAGTCGAAAAAGACTTAGCAGCGTCATTCAAAAACAACCAAGGACTCAGTAACACGCACCCCGGTGGTGGTTATAGAGTAACCACAGAGGTCGCTACGGTTGTGTCTGTAATAGACACGTACTACACACTAGCAGGCACTACCTCAGGGGAACACCTTCAGCACTTCAGCTCACCAACTGACGGTCAGATACGCAACGACGGTAATAACCCGAGAGAGTTCACTGTATTTGCTGACATGACAGTGGAGGGTACAGCTAACGATGATTTATCATTGAGGTTGATGAAGTATGATGCAAGCGCAGCCACTGCGGTAGAGGTTTCAACACAGAGACGGCCGGTTAATAACCTCTCTGGAGGCCGGGACGTGGCGTTCTTCTCTATGCTGACTCACGTAGCATTGGATATTGGTGACTACATCTACCTGACTGTAGCCAATCACTCCGGCACAGGTAATGTGACAGCAGAGTTGGACTCCAGACTCATGGTAACAGAGCGGTAACGCACAGATAAAGGTAATGAATGTCAACTATATCACAATTCACACCAGCTAAGTTAAAGGCTTGGATCGAGCTGTACTCTGGAACCATAGTTGGCCCAGAAGGCCCAGAAGGCCCTCAGGGGCCTCAAGGCCCTGCTGGTGCTGATGGAGCTGATAGCACAGTTCCCGGCCCACAAGGCGAGCAAGGGATACAGGGCATACAAGGTATTCAGGGCATCCAAGGTGAGAAGGGTGACACGGGTGACACGGGTGCTACTGGAGCAGACTCTACCGTACCCGGCCCTACTGGCCCAGCAGGAGCAGACGGGGCCGATGGTGCTGATGGCGATACCATGTGGGATACCGTCACTGGTGGTATAAGTTATACTAGCGGTAATGTCGATGTATCTAGTGGAGACCTCAGCGTATCAGGTAACTTAACCGTTTCTTCAAGCAATACTTCTGGAGGCGGGATTCTCTTAGCTGACGATGGAGATATTGTAGACTTAAACGATTCTTACTGTTCTATGCGATTTAGTGGAGGAGTACGGGTTTACTCTGCTAAGTCTGGTGGAACACCTGTTCACACTCTAGCAAACAGCGGAAACTTTACTTCAACGGGGACAATAACCGCTACCACGATAAACTCCAGCGGAACAGGAGGTATCAGCTTCACAACTCACGGTGGCGGTTGGCATATGGTGGATGCTAGCTGGGTTCGCTCCCTAAACAACAAGGCTGTATACAACGGGTCAACCAGTGCAAACGCCTTCACAACCCCCGGTGACTTCACTGCTGGTTACTCAGATATGCGTCTCAAGACCCATAGAGGGAAGATCGAGGATGCGCTCGATAAGGTCTGTACGTTAGACGGCTTCTACTACGAGCGTAACGAGAGGGCCATAGAGCTAGGCTACACAGGAGGAGAACTCCGAGTAGGTCTGAGCGCACAGCAGGTTAAGGAAGTCCTACCAGAGATCATCAAGAGTGCCCCAGTCAACATAGACCACGGCACAGACTACATGACTCTGGACTACGAAAGGGTTGTACCTTTGCTGGTAGAGGCGATCAAGGAATTGAAAGAGGAAGTGGAGGAGTTAAAGAATGGCACTACCTGCTAGTGGACAGATAACCCTGAAGCAGATCAGTACAGAGTTCAGTGCAAGCAACACCATCAAGTCCTGTGCTACTGCTGCAAGTCTCTCAACTTCTAATATTAAGCTAAAAGACTTCTACGGGCTGTCGTCAGCAATAGACCCTGTGTACATACAACCCTTTCCTACTACACAGGCAGACGTTGACGGTTGGACTAACGAAGTAGCTGGTACTAGCTTGCTTGACTACGGTGATGCGATGCGCGCTCGGGCTACTAAAGACGCGAATAAGCTTGTCATCCAAACACCTGTAGTGCTCATTAGTAGGGCTTTAGTCTGTACCCCATCGGTGCAGTATACGATATCGTATAACATTGGAGGATCAAGTAGAGAGAGCGGCTGGTTTAGAGTATATGATAAAACTGAGTGGGACACAAACGGTTCCCTTGGTACTTACCTTTCAACCAAGACTTTACCTAACAGCGGAACTGTCGCCCAGTCGTTCACATTCACCGCACCTAACGCAGATATTGTTATTGCTGCTAGGTTCGAGGGGCCGCCAACTACTACTACGCAAGGCTCCTCAGTAACTATGCTTTTGGACTCTATTAGGGTGGAACTATGAATTATACTTATGAAATAGAGGACTTCAGGCCGGAAGAAGGTTACCTGTTTGTTAGATACAGTACAGAAGGCAAACCGGATACTTACCTTAACCTCAACCCTGAAGATTGGACAGAGGACGGAATCAGGAACCTCATAACAAGTCAGGTACACAGAGCGTACCACAAGTGGAGAACAATCAACTTAGACTCCCCAGCTCAGATAGTAGGAGTACAAGAGGTTACAGCCCCAGAGGTTGAGAGGGTTACCCAAGAAGAAACCCCTTCTGACCCTATGGAGGATATCGTAACCGAAAGGAAGGGTATGGAGTACGGTGGGGTTCAGTGGGGCGAGTATTACTTCGACACTAGCCCGGAGAGCCAATCCAAGATAGCAGCAGCAGTTACAGGGGGTAGGTTAAGGAAGCGCCCTATTAAATGGAAGTGTGCAAGGGTTACGGAAGAGGGTGAGCTTACCCAAGCCTACGTCAAGCTAAGTGCCTCTGAGATAGACGAGGTGGCTTCACTGGTACAGGATCACGTACAGAAGTGCTTCGATGTAGAGGCCCTGTGCTACGAGGCGTTGATAGCAGGAGAGCCTATCGACTTCAGGGACACGTTCAATGCTTGAGATAGTTACTGGCGAGATGCCTCCAGCAGCCAAGAAGATGTTATGGAAAGAGCATAAGCTGAAGTGGCGTAACGACACAGGGGCAGCACTACTAAGGGACGGAGTATGCTACGCTTGGGCTGGACTAGACAAGGTAGAAGAGGGTGTGTACTACGCACACATAACCAGAGACTTCAACAACGTCTTCTCTGATGTACCTAAAGAGAGGTGGAGCGAGATACAGGACTGGGGGACATACGAGATATTCAAGTGGATATTCGGTGACCTCGGTTGTAAGAAGATGATATCGGATCGCAGGGAGAACAGCACTAAAGCTAATGAAGTAGTTGCCCGGATGCGTAACGGTAAATGGACAGAAGATCACTTAGAGTTCAAGGCAGAGGATATAGTCTTGAACCCTACCGCGAAGCCTGACTTCGTATAACCCAAGGAGAACCAGAGATGGCCCTGATTAAAGCGCAAGAAGTACAGAAAGAATTGTACGATGCAGTAGAACAGATTAACGCAATACTCAAAACCATTACGAACCGCCTAGATAAGCTGGAAGCAAAGCCAGTGAGGAAAACAAATGTCAAATAATGTTGATCATACGATGTACTACGAAGCATTGATCGACACTTTCGCTACAGTAGGTTGGAGTGCTATCATGGATGACATGCAAGCAGGAGCCGACCAACTAACCCTAGAGAACTGCAAAACAGCAGAGGAGTTCTGGTTAGCGAAAGGACAAATGGAAGCGTATCGCAAGATGCTCAACTATGAAGATTTCATTAGGCAGGGTTTTGAGAATTATGCTGAAGATTTATGATTACAAGTGTACGTCTACGGATAAGGTAGTAGAGAAGATGAGCCATAACGGTGAAGACCTCGACTGCTCCTGTGGAAGTACACTGAAGAAGATGATTACCCCAATCTCGTTTAAGCTCGATAACTCATTTCCCGGCTATGCCGATAAGTGGGCTAGAGATCACGAGAGAGGGGCCAAGAGAGGATAACAGGGATAGCCCCCTGCCTTTTTTATTCCATAATGGGTAGAACCCACGGAGACTGTAAATGGCTGCAACGATAGTAGACGAAGTTAACACTGAGGGAACTGAGGTAACAGAAGGTATTCCAACATCTTATGATGATTTGGTATCAGATGAGAAACCTGAAGAGGTAGCTCCTGAACCAGAAGTCGAGGAAGAGGAAGATGATCTGCCTGAGAAGTACCAAGGTAAGACTAGAGCTGAAATTGCTCGCATGCACACTGAGGCCGAGAAAGCTATAGGACGACAGTCCAGCGAAGTTGGCGAACTCAGGGCTGCATTTGATGAGTTCGTTACCTCATCTATAAAAGAAAAGAACGCGGTAGTGGAAGAGCCTGAAGATGAGACTGACTTCTTCATTGACCCTAAAGCTGCTGTACAACGCGCAATCGACAACCATCCGAAGCTACGTCAAGCTGAGGCGGTTACGGCTGAAATGCAGAAGAGGGAAAGCCTTGCTACACTGAAGGCCCAGTTCCCAGATATGCAGAAGACCTTGCAAGACCCTCTCTTTGTAGAGTGGGTACAGGCTTCACCAGTTCGTAGGCGACTATGGGACTCTGCCGATAAGAACTATGATGCTGAAAGTGCCGCCGAGTTGTTTAGCAACTGGGGTGAACGTGCTGAAGTAGTAGATAGAGCTAAGAAGGTAGAGAAGCAACATCAGGCCAATGAGGTGCGTAAAGCATCCACTGGAACTGCCCGTGGTAACCCTGACGCAAAGCGTGTAAAGAAGACCTATCGGCGCGCAGATATACGCAGACTGATGAATAGTGACCCAGCCCGTTATGAAGCTATGGAGGCAGAAATACTTCTAGCCTATAGTGAGGGAAGGGTCAAATAATCCCTATTAAGGAATAGTAAAATGGCAGCATTTAACAACGTACCATCGGTAACTAACACTACAGCAGCGGTATTTATCCCTGAGCTGTGGTCTGATGAAGTTATCGCAGCATATGAGAAGTCACTTGTAATGGCTCCTCTCGTTCGTAACCTGAGCATGGAAGGAAAGAAGGGTGATACCATCCACATTCCTAAGCCTGTTCGTGGTTCAGCGTCAGAGAAAATCTCTGAAGCGCAAGTCACCCTGCAAGCTAACACTCACACTGAGCTGGTAGTTTCCATTGACAAGCACTTCGAGTACTCAAACCACATTGAAGATATCACTGCTACTCAGGCGCTTGCGTCTTTGCGTCAGTTCTACACTTCTGATGCTGGTTACGCTCTGGCTCTCCAGAAAGATCAAGACCTGTTCGAACTCGGCAAGTGGATTGGTGACGGTACTGGTGCAGACAACCAGACTAGCAACTCCTTCACTGACACTGCTGGTGTTCTGGCTCCTTACGTCACTGGCGTTGGCGCAGACTTCACTGACTCAGGTTTCCGTAACCTGATTCAGAAGATGGACGATGCTGACGTACCTATGGACGGGCGTAAGTTCGTAATCGCTCCTGCGGTTCGTAATGCCATCATGGGTATTGATCGTTACGTGTCTAGCGACTTCGTAAACGGTAAGGGTGTTGTAAACGGTAAGATCGGTGAGCTGTACGGCATCGACATCTACGTTTCAACTAACGTACCTACCGAGTCTGGCGCTCGTGGTAACTTCTTGTTCCACTCTGATACCTTCCTCTGTGTAAACCAGAAAGGTGTTCGCTCTCAGACTCAGTACCAGCAGGAGTACTTGGCAACTCTGTACACCGCTGATACTCTGTACGGTACTTCAATCTACCGTCCTGAAGGTGGTTTCACTCTTTGGACTGAGTAAGTCCTAACCGAACTGGCCCCCTCCGGGGGGTTGGTTCACCCTATTGCTGTGCTTTATAACTTGTTATAGGGCAGATTAATACGGTGAACAAACAAACAAATACAGGGAAATAGAATGTCAATAACCTACAACATCACTACTAACTTCGGTGCTAAGGATAACCTCCCCTCTAATGACCCTAACAAGGTTATCCGAGGAAGTGAGCACACGGTTGAATTCACAGCCATCCAGACTGCATTCCAACTGGCTGCCCCAGTAGCTAGCCCTACCTTTACAGGCGTGGCAACCTCTCCTAGCTTCGTTGGTGCTTTGACAGGTGACGTAGTAGGTAATGTTACTGGCGATATCACAGGCAACGCTGACTCTGCGGATCAGTGGTCTACCGCTCGTACAATCACCTTCACAGGGGATGCTACAGGCACAGTAGACATTGACGGTTCAGGTAATGTATCCTGTGCCTTAACCTCAACAGGTTCTTCGTATGTCCACCCGAGCTATGTTACCACTAACATTAACACCTCTGGCGCTGAAGTAATTGACGTAATCAATACAACAGATGAAGGCCATATCAGTAGCATGTCCAAAAGGACTATGACTCTGGCTGACCTCGGTTACACTGGTGACCCAGCAGGTAATAACTATGTACACCCTACACACCCCGGTGATGACATAAACCTAGACACAGGCGCTCTAACAGGCGCTACTGTGATCTCTGATCTGGACTTCAATGTAACTAGTGACACCTTAGGCCACGTAACAGACGCTAACGCTACAATCGCTACACGTAGCCTAACGCTTAACGACCTTGGCTACACGGGGGCAAGCAACGCTAACTTCTATGTACACCCTACTGGCTCAGGCGATAAGCACGTACCTTCTGGTGGTGCAGCGGATCAGTACCTTAAGTACTCGGCCAACGGTACAGCAATATGGTCAGACCTCCCAGAAGGTAGTTCTTACACACACCCGATCAACGATACTGCGAACATCAACACATCAGGCTCTACCGTAGTAGATCAGATTCAAACTAACACCGAAGGTCATATTACGTTTATGAACACACGTACACTGACTGCTGGTGACCTAGGGGCCTTGAAGGACACCACAGATACCTTCACTGGTACACTCTCTGTTACAGGGTCGGTAGTAGCTACAGGCAACATCACTGCCTACTCGGATGCTAGATTGAAGACTGACGTAGGGGCCTGTATGGGGCTGTCTGCGGTAGAAGCCATGAACGGCTACAACTACACCATGAACGAAGAGATATGCGCTGGAGTGATCGCACAGGAGCTAGAAGAGGTAGCCCCAGAGCTTGTGATCGACAACGTAGACGGCTTTAAGTCTGTGAACTACATGGGGCTTACTGCTTACTTGATTGAGGCTGTGAAGGACTTATCAGCTAAGGTGAAAGAACTGGAGGAGAAATAATGGCCTTACCTTCTAGTGGCATCATTACGATGCAAGACCTTCAGGATGAGTACGGGGGTGGTCACCCTATCGACATAGTGGAGTATTATAGAAACGGGTCATACGTGCCTAGCACGATCTATACAAATTATAACTTCGTAAACGGGGTCTACAGTGCCGAGAATCAGACTTATTGGTATACAGATTCGACCACGGAAACATCGGGCATTTATATTGGCGGGACTCTAGTGAGGAGTGGCGCTAGCTACTATAGCACACAGTGGGTTAATGGCAGTAGGACGTATAATAGGGCAACATACAAGGGATCGTATAACCAGTTCAGCTACTACTCCTATAACAGGTATGACACTCTGACAGAGAGTGTAAATCAGAACGTACCTACTTCGGGTACTATTAGTTTATCAGACTTTTACGGCGGGAGAAAGACATAATGGCAATGTTTGACGGATTTTCAGAGGAGGACTTCAAGAAAGCTATTGAAGCCAACCCTGAAGCATGGGGCAAGACTCTAACTGGTGACCTGAACAACGGCTCTCCAGAGGGTAATCCCGGCTTCAGCAGTGTTGGTGGAAGTGGTGGAGGTCTTGTATGGACAGGTAAGACAGCCTTACACTCAGGCAGATAAGGATCAGTTCGCTAGCTGGTCTAACGCCCAAACTGGCGGTGACATGACAGGGGACTTCGAAACACAGACTCTCCAAGATCATTACAAAAGGGAGATGGAACGCTACGGGCCGGGTATGAAATACTCCGATTCCTTTATGGCTGTTGTTGATGGAACTGACTCCTACTTAGGTGAGTCCTACCAGAAGGAGCGAGAATTAGATAAGGCGGTAGACTTGGATTTCGGGGTGGGCATGAGCACAAAGAAGGCTCAGGAACAACAGATTCGACAGAACGCAAAGACCGAAGCAAACGCAACCGTACCCGTGGGGATGAGCAATCTAAACCCAACACCTAATAAGGGTATGTTCGATGGTATGAGTCAGGCGCAGGTTGCCCAAGAGTGGCAATCTAACCCTGAGGGCTTCAAGCAAGGTATGCTAGAGAACCCCGAGGCTTGGGGCTTCAGCCGCTACAATACGCTAGATAACGGTAGACTTATCGGTATCAATGCAGAAGGTGGCGGTAACAGGATACTAGACCTTGGGTATGAGGAAGGTGGAAACGTAAACACAGGTGGCCCGAAGGGTGAGTTCAACGACTCACTCGGCGTGAGCCAGAGGCCAGATAGCAGCCCCCTGCTGGTTCCTACCTTCCCGGCAAGCCAGAGGACATGAGTGAAGAGAACGTCAAGAACTGGCACTCTTATTACAGAAACAACCCAGAGCTACAAGAGCACCTGTCCCTCGATGAGCGGCAAGACCTTAAGTACCTCGACTACCTCACAGGGAACTACGAGGGTGGCTACAAGGAATACAAGGAAGACTCCTACGCTCTCAGGAATGAGTTCGGCCTTGACAGGCACTACTCCGTCCCCGGAAGGGACTCGCACCGTTTCGAATACCAGTTCGAAGCACCTAAGCGTTATGACGGTCAGGACATCTACGGCACATTTGCAGATACACACGAGGACATCGGTGGATTCTACAAGCAAGAAGGACTGCCCGGCCAAGGGTTTATTCAGGACACCTTGGCGAAGCCCGGTGTTGGCGTTGCTATCTCTATGCTTATGCCTTACGCTGCTCCTGCCGTTGCTGGTGCTCTTGGAGTATCTAACGCGGTAGCCTCTGCTATAATGAGTGCTGGTGTAGCTGCTGCTGGTGGTGGAGATATGAAAGATATCATCCTCGCTGGTGCAACGTCAGTAGGCGTGGATATGGCAGGTAAGGCCGTTGGTGATTTCGCTGGCAAGGCTATGGACTCGTACCTCCCTGCTGGCGAGAAAACTGCATTCGCAAGTGCAGTCGAAAAGGCTGGAGGTGAGATGACCGAGAGTGGGTTCAAGTGGCCCACAGCGAAACAAGTAAGAGATGGCATTAACTCAGCTAACACAGCTCAGGAGAACATCGAAGACGCTTCCAAGAACAGACCCAAGCGCCCTCCAGAGGACGAGATGACTGGCCCGTGGATTGGTGATCAGGAAGTACAGTCTAGACCCGGATGGCATTGGGAACGAAGCGATGCTAGCGTATCAGGCTGGAAGGCTGTAAAGGATGACGTTGACGTAGTAGAAGAGGAAAGTGGTGGCGGCTCAACAGCTCCTAACCCTATGCCGAATAACCCGCCTCCCAATACAGCAGGAGGTAGCTCAGGTGGTGAAAACCTTGATGACGATTTCGTCTGGAGTGACGTAGATCAGGATGAGGATGCTGTCCTTCGGTGATGACTTTGAGGCACCTCCTGAGATAGGCGAGGACACAGATACGGAGCTAGGCCCTGATGACCCTTCGTGGTGGCAGGATATACTAGCAGGTATCGTCCCCTGATAAGAACGGGAACATTCCTTCAGATGACCCATTCGGAGATACAACTGACGATAGCTCAGATGGTCTAGAGGGGGATACAACCTCAGAAACAACTAGCCCGGACGGAACCAACCCTGATGGAGAGGTTATCAACGAGAACCCATCCGAAGGGGAAAACCCTGACGATAATGTTGTAGGTGGCCCCGGCCCCGGTTCTGGCCCCGGCAATGGCCCCGGAGAAGGTGGTGGTGAAGGCGGTGAGCTAGGCAAGTCCTTTGCATCTGGCGGGGGTGGTACTGAAGCTGAGTGGACTGAACTGTTCCCTTACACCAAGATCACAGCCTTGCAGAAGAAGAAGCTACTGCCAATGGTTAGGTACATTAAACAAGTAAGAGGAATGGTATGACATACCTAGAAGTAGTAAACGAAGTGCTTACCCGTCTACGCCAAGACCCTATCACGGGTATCATTGGTGAGGAAGACGAGTCTGCCAAGATGGTAATCAAGCTAGTGAACGATGCCAAGACCAAGGTGGAGAATGCCCATAACTGGAGCGTCCTCCGCAAGGAATGGGATATCACTACTATCGATAGCCAGAAGCGGTACGACCTACCTGACTCGCATAACTACATCAAGGTAGAGTGCATGTCTAACGAAGACGCAGGATACTGGGTTGAGCAGACTAGCACCAAGCAGATGAAGCAGAAGCACTGGGGGCCACAGGCCACTGGTAACCCTCTGTTCTTCACTGTAGCTGGTGCTGCCTCAAACGGTAACGCTACTGTCGATGTATGGCCTCTCCCTAAGGCAGGTGTCAGCCTGTCCGTTGAGGGGTTCCAGAATCAGGATACTCTTGCAGCAGATGGCGATATCTTGCTAGTCCCTGCCCTGCCTGTGATCTACGAAGCCTTAGCTATGGCAGCTCGGGAGCGTGGTGAAGTAGGCGGTCAGACCTCGCTGGAGATATTCGGAGTAGCCAAGCAATACCTGATGGATGCAGTAGCCTTAGACGGTGCACTGTCTCCTCTGGACAACATCTGGTACTCAGTCTAATGGCACAGGCCCAAGTAAACGTAAACGTCCCTGCTGTTGGTTCCAACGGGATCAACACAGAGGACTCCCCAATCTCGCAAGATCACTCTTTTGTAGCGGTAGCTGACAATGCCGTTATTGATAAGTTTGGTCGAATTGGTGCGCGTAAGGCATTTGCTGAAGACACAATCACCTTCCCCTCTGAACCCTCTATCCCCGGTGCAGTCACCTACCAGCTAGATATTGACGTTGTTGAGGGAGGTATAATTAGCGGTGTAACTAAGGTATTGGCTACAGGCCATTACACAGGCTATGACGCTAACGGCGGTATCGTGGGATATGACTACAGCATCTTTGAGCGAGTAGGTTCCGTACTGTCTTTAGCGGCAGGACTTCCAACTATAACTGATTATAGCACTCTCGCCACTGCCCAGCTCGTAGCCACAGATGACAGGTTCTATATCTTCTCTGAAGGTAACGAGGTTCTGGTGTGGGATGGGTCAGTGATTACTAACATATCTGATGACCCTAACTACATCGGTATTGACAACGGCGCAGGTAACGTAGAGCCTACGTTTGACCGTGGTATGGCCGCGTATGGCCGTATATGGGCCACAGGGCATGAGGGTGACCGTAACACAATTTACTACTCAGACCTCCTTATAGGGGCTAGCTGGTACACTCAGGACGGTGACAGACCCTCTCTCTACTGCTGGTAAGATCAACGTACTAGAGAACTGGCCTAACGGTAGAGATGAGATCATAGGCCTAGCAGCTCACAACAACATGCTGATCGTATTTGGGCGTGAAGCTATACTGGTGTACAACGCTGGTTATGGCGATCCTGCTGACCCTGCTAGTGGCTTTACGCTACAGGACACTATCTCCAACGTAGGCTGTGTATCTAGGGATGCTATCGTAAACATCGGTACTGATATCCTTTTCGTAGATGACTCAGGTGTTCGATCACTGGCTCGTACCATTCAGGAACGCTCCTCCCCTATGGGCAACCTTACAATTAAGGTACGTGGAGATATCACTAGCCTGATTGCTCAGGTAGACGGCTCCTCAATTAAGATGGTGTACGATGGCTCTAATAACTTCGCTCTGGTTCTCTTTGAATCCGAGCAGTTAGTGTACTGCCTCGACCTCAAACTGTATAACTCAGGTGGCGTGGCTCGGGTTACTCGCTGGACAGGTTGCAACTTCAGCAGCATGGAGTTCATCGAAGAAGGTAACTCACCTACTCTGTTGCTTGGTGGTTCGAACAACACAGGGATTATGAGGTACGATGGATACACGCAGTATGATGACGAGCCTTACCTGTTCAAGTACTACAGTAACCCAATGAACTTCGGAGAGCCAGCCAAGACTAAGATCGTTAAGCAGGTTGACTACACAATTATCAGTGGGCAGTTCGATAGCATAGGGCTAGCCAAGTACGGGTACGATAACATAGGTGAGTACAAGACCAAGAGGTTATCCCTCCTAGCTAACCCAGCAGCGTACTACGGCGTACAGACATGGGGTACAGGTGGTTACGGTTCCTCAGACGAGCTAATCAAACGATACAGGGTTAATACAGGCGGTTCAGGTGAATCACTGGTTATAGGTTTAGAAACCGAAGTGCAAGGGAACACTGTTTCACTTCAGGAAGTCAACGTACAGACACTCATAGGAAGGATCAATTAATGTCAACTCAACCAATTAACACACCCCCAGTAGTAGACCCGAATGCCCCCGGTTTACTTGAGGGGCTTCTACCCACAGCTATAACAGGTGCAGCCGGGGCAGCTATGGCTTCCGATATTAGCAGCACTGGAGCTAACTTGAATGACGAGCTTCAGATCATGGCTGATGGAGCTAGGGATGAAACAGGCTTTAAAGGGTACTCTGTAAAAACAGGACTCAGTGGCACCCCAGCCACCATTGGTACAGACGGTAGCCTTACCTCTGCTGTAGGCCCTGATGCGGCTTTACGAGCTGCGGGTACGGGAGCTATCGCTGGTGGTCAAGCTGGTATGCAGGACGCTATGGCTGGACTGTCTGGTGCTGCTACTAACGCTAACGCGGGTAGGTTTGACACCGCAATGGGCAACGCTGCGGCGATGAACGCTTACTCATCCAATAACGCTAACTTCGATGGCGCTGGTGGTATGATGCAGGGCGCTATGCAAGGGCTGGCAGGTCAGCAAGCTGGGGCCTTAGGCGCTTCACAGCAAGCCATGAACAACAGTATGCAGGATAACGCAGCCCGAGAGCAAGAGATATATGGCCGTATGATGGCTGCCCAACAGCCGGGTATGGATAGAGCAAGGGCTGGAATGGAAGCTCGTGCTCAAGCACAGGGCCGAGGCGGTATTTCAGGCTCCCAGTACGGTGGTTCGGGTGAGCAGTTTGCTCAGTCAAGGGCTGAAGCAGAGGCTCGAAACTCAGCCATGTTAAGTGCTATGGGCCAGAGCCAGAATGAAATGATGAACCAAGGCCAGTTGGCTAACATGTACGGCCAGATGGGCCAGAGTGCTGCTGGTATGCAAGGTAACCTCGGTAACATGTACGGTCAGCTAGGTGCACAGAATGCACAGATCGGTCAAGGTGCTACAGCACTGGCTTATCAGGGTGCTAACCAGCTACAACAGGCAGGTATCCAGAACGCTCAACTTGGACAGGGTGCCTACGGCCAGATGGGAAGTCTCGGTCAGGGCTTGATGAATGCAGGGACTAACGCCTACAACGCACAGTACGGTGATATGAACGCAGAGCTAGGCTACTTAGGTGCTGGTGCAACTAACTCCGATATGGCTCAGACTGGACAGATCACTGGAGCTAACCTTGGTTCACAGCTTGACCTTGGTGGAGCACAGATAGAAATGAACGCCAACAAAGCAGCCTCTGAACTGTACGGTAACATGTTCGGAGCTATGGCCGCCCCACTAGGGAATCTAGGGGCTGACATGGATGACGCAGGTGGTTTCATGAAATGGCTCGAAGGGTTAGGAGGATAACATGGCAGGATCAGCGATAAATTTAGGTGGTATGCTCTCCCAGATGGGCAACAGCATGGGTGACATGGGGCGGAGCATGGGTGGCTCTATGTTCGACCCTATGATCAAGCTACAGGAAGAGGAGCGAATCCGTAAGCAAGCTGAGGCGGAGCGTCAGACTGCTCTTGCCCGTGGTCAAGCTATAGCATCCAGCTATCAAGGGCCAATGAAAGCATATCAGGCTGCTAAAAACCAAGGCGATGCTGCGGGTGCTCGCACGGCCGCTAACGCCCTTATGGACGCAGCAGTACAGGCAAGCGACCAAGCTACCATGCAGCGAGCAGAAGGTATGCTAGGTCAGTTAAATCAGATAGGTGATGCAGGGGCGCTCAAGGGCGTAAGAGCTATCAACCAAGCGTTGACTGACCCTACCCTTGACGATGACGCTCGTGAGGCTTTTAAGGAGCGTAAAAAGACGCTTATGGAGAACAGCCATGTTCAGTCTATACTACAGGAAGAGGCTGATGCACAGACTACTCGTGATGCTGCTGAGTTGAGCATAACAGATAAGGAACTGAGTATTCAGGCCAAGCGCCGTACAGCCAAGCAGTATTCTAAGGGTATGAAGGCCGTGGCTGATGGGAAGTCTGGTGCTGTGGCAGGTAGTAACGTACCGTATAGTGCTACCCCTAAGCAGCTCAGTCAAGCTAAGGCTGGTAAGTCTGATGAATGGGTTATAGCATTCGATAAGGCTCGTGACAGTGTTGTAAACCGTAAGGCTCAGATGGATGCTATATCTCTTAACGAGAAGATGACTAGGGAGCAGTTTGAGATACTCGGAGATACTGGCACTACCTACGAGGAGTACGAGAAGTCAGCTAACGGTAAAGGTGTACAGTCCTATGCTATGATCAACAAGGCAATCCGCACCCGTAGTGACGCAGCTTTCATGCAGCAGTTCAAGCCGGATGCTACTGTGTCCAAGGCATCTGATGCCACCCGTACTGAAGCTCGTGAAATCCTGATGACCTCTGGTGATGACGTAAAAGGCCTCGTAAAGTATGGGCAGGACGTAGAACCCTCAGAGCAGGACATATACCTCTTGGGCTTGGCTATGGCTAACACCATTGCCCCTAATGCATTGATGACCTACGTTGTGGACGGTGCTCTTACAGATGACGGCCGTAAGGCTATCTATGCTGGCTTGCAAGCGAAGGGAGTAGAGATTGCAGAACCTAAGAAGAAGAAGAATGATCCTAACACCGACCTTGTGGCTCACCTAGCTGGTCTTCAGGCCGAGCTTGCGACTGCTAAGGAGGCAGAGGCAGAGGCTCTGGCCGCCCAATGACAATAGAAGAGCTTGAGAAGGAGATAGAGAGAGTACAGCTAGACATCCAGCTTAATCAACTTGATGAAGATCATGATGATAAACTGGAAAAAGAGATGCTTATCCCTAAACTTGAGAGCGAAATAGCCCGTGTCGAGGCCATGATGAAGGCCCAAGAAGAAGAGTCCGCCCCTGTATCGTCAGGGGATTCTTTGGTGGATGATGCTCTTGACGTAGCTGGCGAGTTTGCTCAGGGCGCTCACCGTGGTGTAGCTCAGATGGCAGACTTCTTTTCTGCACCTGTTCGTGTCGCTGGTAATATTGCTATGCCGGGGGCTTTCCCGCGCTTGGAGGATAAGCTAGTTGAAGGAGGTGTGCTGGGTAACGACTATATGGAAAAGGGTACTGCTAGGGATGCTGTCCGTGGCGCTGGTGCCACTGTCCCTGCTGCTGCTGGTTTTGTACCAGTCACTCGTGCTGCGGGAACCACATCTTCTGTACTACAGGATATCGCTGGTTTTGGGATGTCTACGGACGATGCCGCTACCGCTGCATACAAAGCAAGCATGGCCGCTGCAAAGCAAGCAGACAATGTTGCACTCAAGGCTCCAAAGACTGACGGAGAGATATGGGAGGCTGCTAAGGCTTCGCGTAATCGTCAGTTGGTTGACGGTAACAGAGCGAGGTTTGAAAGGGCTGAAGAAGCAGCTAAACAGTTTGATGATGACCTTGAAAAGATAGGTTCCTCAGACGATGCTTTGGAAGAAGCTATGACTCCTATCGACACGGTGAGTTTAAAACAAGTTATAAATGACCTGACTGATCAAGGCGTAGACGGGGCTAACGCCCTTAAGGTTATCGGTAAGAAGGGTGGGTTGCGCTTCCCTGATTACACGATGGATGACCTAGCTGCTATGGACAAGCAGTTCACTAAAGCTGATGGTACTGGCACTAACCCCGGTTGGTTCTCCAAGACCTTCACCCCTGTAGCTGACATGATCAGTAAGCATATAGACTCTAAGGTCGGTGGCGTGTATGAGCGAGCTAACGAGACAGCTATGCGAGCTAGTACAGCGTTGGTGAGGGACTATGCTGAACCTATGAAGCGTGTAATCCGTGCTGTAGACCAGCGACCTGAGCTTAACAAGCTGTTTCTGGACTTGCATACGAAGCCTGAGAACCTAGCTAAGTTACAGACCTTTATCCGTGATAACATCGGCACTGACGACCTTAAGGCGTTCAACAAGTTCATAGCCTTCAGTCAGAGTAGGGTTGCTGAAGCTAACAAGCGCATCTTCAAACCCGGTGCTTTCAAGCAGGACGATCTGTACCTGCATACTAACAAGCGCCCAGTTAAGACCCACAGCATGAAGGAGTCAGTAGGCAGGTTCGGCTCCTCAGATAGCTCTAAGGTAGATGCTATTCAGGATCGTACTCGTCAGCTTACAGACGATATGGCACCTGAGGACGTAGCACAGTATGACAACGTACTGGTTAGCCACCTGAAGTACCTTGCCGAGCAGGAACAGTTGCTTGAGATGCAAAGGCAATTTAAGCTCCGCCCCTCTATGGCTGAGAGAGATGGGTTTAATGAGTTCTTTGCTGAGGTATCTAAGAAGCTCAACAGGGATGGTATAGACCTAGACAGAGCAGAGGGTGCTGCTGAGATCATGCGTCAAGCATATGAGGGTGGCCGTAAGAGTCCTCCTCCGCTGATGCGCGCCTTTATGTCTGGCTCCTATGCTGGTACGTTAGCACAGTTTAAGACTTCTGCATTGAACCTGCACGATATATTCGTAAGTATGCATACTAATGGTGTGCGTCCTACGCTTAAGGCAGCAGTGCAGTCTAATAAGCAGGTGTTCGGTAAGTCCCTTGAGGAACTCGGCATAGGTGACGCTCAGAGTACTGGAGAATTCGTCAACAATCTCGATAACCTTGTATCTAATCCGAGTGCACTTGACAAGTTCGCTAAGGGTTCTAGGGACGTGACCGAAGCCAGTATGAAGTGGTCAGCGTTTAAGGCGATGGATAAGATTGGTAAGGGTGTAGTACTACGTGCAGCAGTCAACAAGATGCGTGATGCAGCCAAGAAGGGTAACCTGCACCGGGAATTCAATGACATCGCTTCTAGGGAAGAGCTGATCAAGGTCAGAAAGTATCTCGAGGAAGGCACTGAACTCTCCAAGATTCCAAAGGCTTCTGCTGATATCATTGAGGAGATGGCATTCACCGCCTTAGGTAAGCAGCAGCTTATCTCTCAGGCAGGTAGGCCACTTAACTACCTCAAGGTTCCTTATGCTAGACCTCTGTACGCCCTAACAGGCTTCGCTATTAAGCAGCGAGCAATGGTAGCTCGACAGATGCGTGATGCTAAAGGCCCCGCACAGAAGGCAGCAGTACTAGCAAGGTACGCTGTGTTTGCTGGGGGTGGTTACGGCTTGGTTAACCAATCAAGGGAGGCTATCTTCAAAAGAGAGGAGCCTACGCCAGAGGGTTTCATGATTGATGTGGCAGAACAGGTTGCAGCTATGGCTACCCTTAACAAGATGGGAGATGCATACAGTGCTGAGTCTTTCGCAGATGATCCTGTGAAGTTCCTGATGACTGCGTGGCTACCCCCTACAGGTTTACAGGGAGCGGCAGCGCAGAGCCTTGTAAGCGCCTTCGATGCCATGCTATTCGAGGGTGAGTGGGATGATGCTATTGTAGAGAAATTCCCTATGATGGGTGACTTTTATAAGTACTACTGGAAGGATGAGTAATGGCAACAACTAAAGAAGCAAAGGCGAAGTACCAGAAGAAGTACAACGCAACTCCTAAGGCTAAGAAGAAAAGAGCCGAGGATAACAAAGCCCGTAAAGCTCTCGGATTGAAAAAGGGGGATAAGCGAGATGCATCACGAACTAAGGGAGGCGGTTTCAAGGCAGAGTCCAGAGCCGCTAACCGTAGTCGTGGTGGAAAAGTGGGGAATAAAGCGGGTAAGGCCGCAGGAGGTAGGAAGTCAAGACCACCTAAGAAAAGGAAATGACAGTGGAACGGCAGTTAAAGGATGTTAAAGCTACCTTAGATAAGGTACTAGATAGGCTAGATGCTTTGGTGGTGCTAGAGGTTCAGCACACCAATACAGTCGAAGGACTCGACAGAGCGCATAGGAGGTTAGACAGAATGGACGTACAGATACAGGAGCTAGCTAGAGAGGCGGCAGCTAACACCTTCCTAACTAAGGTTGGAGAGAGAGCAGCGTGGCTAATCATATCATCAGGTGTAGGTCTTGCAGCCTACTTCCTACGATGATTACCTTCATGCTTGTGGTGTACCTTACCACTGGGCCGTACACTGTAGCGTCAACAACTTCTGAGAGCACATGTAAGTCTTGGGAGTCGTTCTCTGCATTCAATGTATGTGTAGAAGTTCAAACTTTATAATAGGTTATAGAAATGTTAAAGGTGCTAGACCTCATCGCTGGGATATTTGAGCCAGCAGCTAAACTGATAGACGAGGTGCATACCTCAACAGACGAAAAGAACCAGCACAAGGAACGGCTCCTTACTGTTCAGGCAGCAGCTATGCAAGTGGTGTTTGATTATGAGAGGGAAAGCCTGAAAGGACAACAGGCTATTGTGTCAGCCGAAGCCAAGAGTGACCACTGGATAGTGGCATCTTGGAGGCCGATAACCATGCTTACGTTCCTAGTGCTAGCCGTGGGAGACTCGCTAGGGTTGCTTGCCACCCCGTTGCGGGATGAAGCATGGCAGTTACTACAGCTAGGTCTTGGTGGTTATGTTATTGGACGTAGCGGGGAGAAGATTGCTAAGGTCGTTAAGGGTCGTTGACCCAGTTGACGAATTTAAAGGACAGCCTTCTGGCCGTGTCCTTAATCCCTGAGTTGAACCACCGCCGTATACAGTAAACCCTTATCAAGGCGAGTACTGTAAATATGGCAGTGATCCCTGCATGACTTGAGTAACTATAAGGTATCCCGTACAGCGCCCCTATAAAGGGCCATGCTGCTAAGGATACCAGAGTCCCTATCCCTACCGTGATACAGGACTCAAAGAAGCTCTCAATCTTACTCTGGTTCACGGGGCTACCAGCCCAAGTGCATTAGAGAAGTAAACACTTAGCCAGAACTGCGCCCCGTCTGTGGGGTGCAAACCATCCGTAGTCTGAGTCTCATCATACGGAGCATCTAATATAACAACATTTGTGTACAGAACCCCTACGTCATACGTCCAATCCCGAGCTGCAATGGTTCGGGTGGTATGCTCAGGGGTTAGGTTCACCTGTATCGGTAACACCAAGTACACTACACAGCCTCGGTTCTTAAGCGTGGTCATGTGGTTGTTCAGCTTCAGCTTGTACAGCGCCTCATCAACACCATACCCTGCATCGTTAGTCCCAAGCCAGTAGATCACGTCCCTCTGGACGCAAGATAGCTGCTTAGGGATAGAGCTGTTCGTTAGAAGGCTCCCCGCTTGAGCTAGGTTCTGGATATGTGCAAAGTCTAGGTCGTTAAGCTGCGAAGCCCACGACTTATCCTCTGAGGTGAGCGAGTCACCGAATACCCAATACGCTTGTGAGCTATCAGCCCTACAAGGGAGGCTCATAAACATACACAGGGCTACCAGCCCTATCGCCATCAAGAACGATGAGTTGACCATCTGAGTCAGTGCATCGCGCTCTTCTTCTGCTTTAGCTATCTTTGCTTCTCTTAAGTTCTTCATTAATCTTCCTCAACTATTAAACGAACACCACCGATAACGTGTACTGCGTGGCCTACTTCTTCTGTTAAACGGATGTAATTCTTAGGGTTTATACTTAGCTGGAACTTACCTACAGCCCCGTACTCCTCCTTTACCATATCTGCTAGGGCCGTTAGCTGCCCGAGTAAACTATCCTCCTCCATCACACCATCTCCGCATAGATTTTACCGTTGATCTTCGAGGTGTAGTACCTCAGGCTCTTAGCTCCACAATCGCGGTACGCTATGATCTCCTCTATGCTCCCCTCTTTCATCAAGTTCCTAGCTCTTGCACCCACCAGCCTAGCAGGACACTCAACCTCTATCTCGCTCTCGTTCTCAGTGTATACTAGCTTCATTTGGCTTCCTCTCGCTGTTCGTACATCTCGTTTAGCTCTACCGCCGAGTACCCTGCCCCCTTGAGGGATATACCCGTACCAAGCTGGTGCTGTCATCACTGCTGTGATTATCCCCCAGAACAGCAGGGCCTCAAGTGCAGACTTAGATTTCTTCTTCAAGTACTTCATATCCAATCCCTCTTTAAGTTCTTCTTGATAGAGTTAGCGAACCAGATTATCTTGTCCACCTCGTACTCCTTCTTGTTCTTCCCGCTATCCCAGCGGTAGCAAGCCTTGAAGATGTTAGCGATAGGCCACGGCATACTCTTAAACATGATCAGGTCGTCTAGCTCCGTACTGCCCTCAGGTAGCTGGTAGTAAGAGCTACTGCCCCCCGCCCGAACCTTGAACGTCATTCTCTCGACACTTAGCCCAGTCATCTGCATAGCTCATTGGATTGTACCTCCGTTGTTTTCGAACCTGAACTTAAAGTCTGAGAGCACCTCATCAGCTACGGACACGGGGTCTTCATCCCTTCGTGCCCCTGCCTTGATCCCTGCAAGAACAACCTGAAGCCACAAGGGCCTCATGGATTGCGTCAGTCTGTGCGCTCTTCACTTGCGATGCAATTGCTTGCATCATGTCCTCGTTGTATGCATCCATAACTAGTTATAGCTCCTGCGTAGAAAGTCCATTGACACGGGCATTTCATCGAAACTCCCGTCCGTTACTTGGTGTAGCATCCACACACCGCTCCAGCTAAGGTTGGTCTGTGGGTTAAGGTAACCCTCATCGTGCTGGTTGAAGATACCTGCGAACAAGCCTGTCATCTGAGTACCGTCTGCCCTACGAGCGAATGCGATATCGCGGTCTTGAACATGGCCCATCACACAGGACATGTGCTTCTTCGTCAGCATCAGACGGCTAGCACTTGAACAGGCCGACCCATAACGCCACTAGTGAAGTAGTGCGAGTAAGCAACACCATCAATTACCTCGACCTCGAGGAAGGGGATAACCTCCCAGCCGTGTTCCTTAAGGTTGAAGTGATCGTAACTGAGGATGCCGTCTAACTGGATGTTATCGTTAATGGCTCTCTCGATACGCTGCTCGTGGTTGCCCATGATAAACACTAGGCGCGGGTTCCATATAGTCTTCTTGTTCTTTCGAAGTCGCTTCTGTTCTTTCAGAATGGGAGCCATGAACTTATCCATGCTCTTATTTCCCGCCTTGATATCTGCTAGGTAACGCTTACCTTCCATGCTACCCTTGCCCTTATCGTAGCTGCACAGTGAAGGCATATCGAAATGGTCACCTAGGTGTATAATTACATCAGGCTTCTGTTCAACCGCATACTTACCAGCCCACGTCATATGATCATCGGGATGGCCGGGTGCAGCTTGGGTGTCCGGAATAACGAAATGTGTACTCATAATGTTGCTCTCCATTCGGGGGATATACCGCCCTTCCAATTTGAATTGTTTGAACCGTCTTGCTTTGCTCTTCGACCTCTAACTACGCAGTCAGTAATATTTTGCTGCTGAGTACCCAGCAAGAGGTGGTCGATGTTCACACACTCGGGGTTATCACAGGTGTGCCTTACTACCAAACCCTCTTCTATAGGGCCGTTGGTTTCTATCCACGTAGCTCTGGAACTGTTGATCTTGTTCCCCTGCCCGTGGACTCTACGCTTGGCTCTGCCGTAAGGATCGCGATACTTTGTATGGCAAGGTATGCACTCACTCATCTTCCTTCCTCCTTAGTCGTTTGTCTGTTAGGAACACGTAGTTGAATCGCTGCTCTCCGAAGGTGATGTAAAGCTGGGAGGCCAGAACGTCAACTACAACACCTTCCTGAACCTCCTCTCCGAGTGTTGGGGCTATCACCTTATCCCCTACTTTGTATTTCATATCTCCACCATCTTATTCCCTTGCTTCTTCATGGCAGCGAACTGTTTCTCGGTTAACTCTCGGAACCTTGCACGATCTTTGTACTTGAAGGTAACGTGCTTGTAGATCGCGTCAAGTTTACGGTAGCTATAATGAGTTATAGATTTAACGGTTACTGTGTATATCATGCCTTATCCTCTTTCGATTTCAGTTTGGTCTTTTTCGTAGTCCCGCCAGAGCGCGTTGATCTCTTCTTCGAAACTCGCTTCCTCTTCGGTGCTCCATGCTTCGGGTGAATCGGTGACCCTTCGAAGCTCATATCCCAGTACTTGAGTAAGTTCTTCAAAAAGGTCTTCGGGCAATCTCCCTTCGATCTCTGTCCACTCCATGCTAAAATCCTCCCTTCTGCTCCGTTGCAACTTCTGTGGAGTACGTGCCGGACTCGGCCCGAAGAGTGACAGTGATCTAACGTATCTTCCCCAATCTCTATCTTCGTATGACATAATGGGCAAATGCCTCCTTGTCGTTTAAGTTGTGCTTCTCTGTATCCTTTGATCTCACCGTACTTTAGCTTAGTCTCCAACATCCACCTCCGTGATGGCATCCGTCATACAACCGTAAACAAGTGGGTATCTTTCAGGCCATCTGTCAACGTCTGCCAATCCTCCCGCCTTCGTTAGCGCACCATGCAAGACATCACGCTCTGCCTCTAACTCTCGCCGCTGTCTTCGTACCGTGTTTAGATTGGCGTTGGCAACGTCTAGCTCTGCCTGTAGCTCTTTGATGTGAGCCTCCATCCTATGCAGCTCTGATGATTCTCTACCCATCACGCCACCTCCTTGAGTTTCTTGTTAGCCATGCCAACCATTGCTTGAGCGTGCTTCAGCTCTGCCTGTAGCTTGGCGTTCTCTGCCTGTAGCTTGACTACCTTAGAATACAGACGCTCAATACGTTCAGCGTCCGTCATTTCTAACTTGCCTGTGCCTCGTTTAAATACGCTCATCGCTCATCTCCCTGATACCTTAGCACCGCACTTAGTGCACTCGTTAGTCCAGCCATCTACCCTCTTCCACTTGTGATCACAGTCCATGATCTTCCTCCAGTGCCTCAAGCATGTCAGCCATTAACTCATCGTAGCAACTAGGGCATACCATGTCGTCAGCCCGAGTAAGAAGTACATCCCCGAAAGGGTGTGTCTCCATTGGCTCGTAATCGTCATCGAACAGGTCTTCACAGTTATCACAGCGATACATCATAAGAACTCCATATGTCTTTAAGTTTGTCTTCGTCTACTGCCCACATGACAGGTTCACCTAGCTCGTCTAGTTCACGCAACATCCAGAGTAACTGGCCTTGCTCGTTTATGTAATCCACTAGGTCATCGTAGGCAATGTCTTCATCCTTTGCCCAGTGGACATAAGCATCTAGTGCAACGCCCTCCCCTGTATCGGTTGAACACTTCATTAGCTTCTTTGCGCTGCCCTCTCCGAATCCCTTCTTTGCATGGTGGGTAAGGGTATCGTACTTCTCGATCAACGTCTCAGAGCCTCTCGGAAGCCCTAGTATGTGGTCAACCTTATCTCCTGCTAGCATCTGATACCAGAAGTGCCTAGCTGCTTGAGTAGCGGTCACCCAGTACTTCTTCCTAGTGCGAGGGTTGTAGTGCATTCCCGGTGTGTTGTTCAAGTCCTTATCACCGGATGAGAGTACTACCGCACCTCCACCTTCTAAGAAATCCTCCCAGAGGATCATGCTAACCTTATCGTCTACCTCCATGTCATCTACTTCAATCGCTCCCCAACTCTCTTTGAGGTAGTTACGTACTCCCTTGTAGTGGTCAGGTCTAGGGGCAGAGCGGTTGCCCTTGTACGGTTGCGTTACTGCTAGGTCTTCGCGGTAGTTACCTTGACCAGCGATGTACACCTCGTACTCGTCTGCCTCGGTATCTTCCATAATCTTTTGCATGGCCTTCTTCGCCATCTGGCAAGCGTGATTTAACGGCTCGTCCTTACAGCTAAAGCCACACGCATAAGGTATCTGATCTGCATCAATTACTACCTTCATATTCGTACCTATAATTAGTTATAAAAGGGGTGAGCAGTTTCAGTCATGCTCAGGACTTATTCTTAGAACAGGTCGGACAGGTCATCCTCAGCTACAGGCTCAGGCTTAGGCTCTGGCTTAGGCTCAGGCTTGGCCTCTACCGTAGGGGCAGGGGCTTCCTCAGGGGCCTCACCCAGCTTCTTCTTAAGGCCAGCCATCAGCTTGTACACGTCTTGTGTGTACTTAGCGAACTGCTTGTAGTACTCAGGAGTACCTACGTCCGAAGAAGAAAAACCAACTTGCTCCATCATACGCATGGCGAGGTTAGACGCATGGCCTACCTCGACACCCAGATTAGAGTAACCGCCTGACTTAGGTGCCGACTTACCCGCAGCAGGAGCAGGTGCGCTGCTGGAGATGATCTCCATACGGCTCAAGTACTTCTTGCCGCCGTCATCAAACTGGATTACATCGCCAACCTGAGGCTTGACGGGCCACTCTGCTGCGAACTCCGCCTTAGTATTGTACCACTTCTCCTCGATAAGAACTGCAAACTTCTCGTACTTGTGAGAGATCGCTTCGATTGTGCCTTTTTGTGTCGCCATGATTTAAATTCCTTGCGCTTTGCGCGTAGTGTATATATATAGTATAACATGTTTTAGTTAATTTTACAACTGCTTAGTGCACGTCAGCCCAAGACTGACCTATCTTTGCATCAGCGGAGAGGGGTACATTCAAACCCAACTGCTTACCAGCTTCAACGATGCTATTAATCCCCAGTGTGGATACTGTTTCTGCCTGTACATTATCACACTCCCAAATTTCCTCATCGTGATAGCGGATCAAACCCTTAGGCATATCAAGCCCTGCCCAATAACACTTGCCTATCCAGTGATCTGCTATCAACATACTGTACTTCATTATAACAGCCCCTGCCGATTGGAACAGGGCGTTAATAAGTGAATGCTCCGAGCGAGTCCATATCTTACGTCCGTCCAGACCCTTGATATATTTCTTATCGTTAATCTCCCACTCTTTAACAAGGTCGGACTTCAACTTAGTAAGTGCAGGGTTAGCAACCCAGAACTCCTCGTACACACGTTTAGCGTCAGCTTCAGTACCGCCTAGAGTCTTGCTCAGAGTCTTAGGTTGAGCACCGTAGGTGATAGCGTACTTGAAGGTTTTAGCTAAGTCCCTACTCGGTAGTCCCAGTGCCAACTGGTTCTTGGTGTGAACGTCCCCGTCCATGAGTTCCCTTGCATACTCGCCATCATCATACGGGAATGTATAGTGAGCCTCAACACAAGCCTCCAGAGAGGACGCATCCCAGCCTACCCATACCTTACCCTCCCTTGCCCTAAAGCAGTCCCTGATCTTATCACCGAACTCTGAGGATACTCTCGGTACGTTAGCGATAACCTTGTGAGTCCAGCGGCAAGTGTTAGCCCCCATGCTATCCGCATCAGATGGGATGCTAGAGGTAGGCGATGCTTCTGCCTTAGGTATCCAGCCCGTACCCTTATCGGACTTCAGAATGTTCTTACGGCTCCGTAGCATCAACCATCGGGAGACTTCTGCTGCGTGAGGAAAGCCCATTAGTGCTAGACCTGAACAAGGTTCCTTGCTTATTTTGTTGGTTAAGCGAGGCGAGGTGTTCTCGTACTTACCTGTCTCCTCGTTGCGCTTAGTGTTCCACTCTGTAGGAACCCAACCTTTAGCTAGCAGCCAATCCTTAAGCTCTGCCTGATTATGCATCTCGATTTTATAATCAGTTATAAACGGCTTAGTCAGTGGCAGCAACTGGGCATCATCGGTGTGATAAATGCCATCTGTTTTAATGACCTTCCTGCCGTACTTGGTGCAGTACTTAAGCACATTCATTGAAGGGGTGCCGTCCTTCTTGAACTGTACCTTAGGGGGGTAATGAAGTTTAGACTCCGGTAATTGGACAGTGGGTAGCCACTCCTCTGCGGCACTCTCGATGTCATCCATCTGGTGACAGATAGTTGACCACGCCAGCTTGCCCCTAGCAGTATCGAAGAACACTTCCTCCTGCACTTGCTTGTCTACCAGTTTAGCTACCTTCTGTTCTACCTTAAGGGCCTTCTTCCAAGCATTCTTGTTAGAGGTGTACAGGGTGCTTAGGAGGTGCTCCTTAACAACCGCCCAAGTTACCTTGCAATCCTGTATACAGTATTCCTCTAACGCGCTTGGCGATGCCTCTAAGAAATCTATCTCAGCCTTCCAGAGCGACTTGTCCCTCGGGAACATACGCTTCGCTGCTGCCTCTAGGCTGTGACCTCCGGGTACGCCATGCATCATCAGCTTCTGCAACAACATACCGTCAAGGTGTTCGTGATGGCTTAAGTCTAAGTCCCATATCCGCTCAAGCAATGGGAGGTCAAACCTCGCCCCGTTCCAAGTGACCAATGTTGTTTCCTTATCACCCAAGAACATGAGAACCTCCTCGGGATTCTTAGCGCACAGCCCTTCCTTAGAAAGGGGGTCATACAACCCCACCATGTCCACCCTAGACCACTCAAAGTCAGTCTCTATATCCAATACTACGAATCTCATACCTATTCTCTCTCTATTGATTTAGTTCTCCCTGTTTCGGGATCGTACCTCAGGTGATCGCATAGACCAGTGTAGCCCCATGTTCTGTTCTTCAGTACCCGGGCTTTCATTTCGTTACGGGAGTCCTCCGATTGTTGATCACGCTCGAGAGCCAGTACAGCCCATGAGAGTTGTTCAAGGGCCGCACTACCCCGCAAGTCAGTAAGCTCTACCTCACCGCCCTTAGCGAAAGACTTATCGCCGCTTGACCGCTTAAGGTGAACGATCTGGATTAGGCCAACGCCTGTTTCTACAACCATCTTTGCTAGCTGCGTCATAAGCGTGTCAATGTCCTTGCGTTCGTTGTTGCCCTCAGAGGCAGAGATCACCATGCTCAGGTGGTCAAGAACAATGTAGTCTACCTTCTTGGTCTTGGCGTAGTAGTACAGCTTGTTCATCAACGTATCACTAGTAAGCCCACCAAAGTGTTTATAGAAATACGTGTTGCCGTTACCTACCATCTTATCGTGGTGAGGCTTAACCACCTCAAAGTCAGGAGGATTGTACCTGAACTTCGCCAACGGTATTTCCATGTCCAGAGCTATCAACGCTTGGGCCGCCACTTGCATCTGATCCTCTAGTGCTACGTTAGCAACTGAAAGACCTTCCTCAATAAGAGACTTAGTGAACTCACGAACAACAGTAGACTTACCAATTCCACTACCAGCACAGACCGTAAGAATCTCAGCCTTGCGAACTCCGTGCAGCTTGTTCTGAATCCCCGCAAAAGGGATTTTGTTTCCTTCGGGTAAAGGAACCAGTAGGTCACGCAGATCAATGTCAGCGCCATTAACAATTCCATCAGGCTCATACTCCTTAGCGGCTCGTACCGCCTTGCGATATTCGCTGTAGTTACCAGATACCCAGTAGTCGCTAGCGTCCTTGCCTACCTCAGGGTCAAGGGTCACCGTCTTAACGGTAGTAATGGCACTCATCCAATCAGCCATCTGTTCTTGGCACTTCAACCCAACGGTATCAGCGTCCAGAGCGATCACCACAGTCTTATAGCTTTCAAAGAAACCGTAGTCATCTTCTACTACGCTGGAGAAGTTTGCCCCGTTAGGCAGGGACACCACATCGACCTTAATGGCGGGAGCCTTAGCAAAGCACTCGTATGCTGCCATTGCATCCTCTTCGCCCTCAACGATCAGCAGGGGCCGTCCCGCGCCCTTACAGGTGTGCTTACCGAATACCTGTACAGGCTTACCGCCTACGCTAGGCTTCCAAGACTTAGGTAGGCCCCGTACTTTATAACCAGTTATAGAACTGCTGGCTCGTTCGTGGTGTGGGTAGAAAACTTCATCGGCCGCACCAGTTACAGGGTGGGTACTGAACCTAACCCCGTACAGTTCGGCAACCGCCTCTGATATCTTACGATCAGGAGAAGTACCGATTGGGTAGGACAGTACCTCGGGCGGTGTCAGCTTGTGATAGCTCGACTCGTACACATCGCTAACAGGTGGGGGTAGTCCCTCCATTTCGTGTTTAGGTATTGAGCCATGTCCAGCATGGCAGTAGCCGTTACCCTCAGGAAAGATGGTAAGGTTATCGCCCTTACTATCTCTCCCATCGGCTCGGCATTTAGGGCAAGGGTGCTTGCTCATAACATCTCCAACATTGCTTGCAGGTCTTCACGGGTTAGAAAGATAGGGCCTTCGTCAACGTCTATCATTATGACCTCACCATGATCTCGGTCGTAGGATGTATCCACTTCATAGTTGTTTTCAGTAATCACTGTTCATTCCCCCTAAAGATTGAATTTTGTCTGCCATAAAGCCAAAGATGAACTCAGCATCCTCGGAATCTCCACTGCAATCGCTTTCGCTGTAAGAGATACACCGCTTGCACATTTCTTCGAAAGTATGATCCTCGTAACGCTTGGCTTCGAACTGCCCGTTACATGCTTTGCATCTAGCTGAACCTTTATCTGTACTCATAAGTTTACCTTGTTTAAGTTTATTGTTTACACTTCGTGAGACTCTGTATCGGCAGAGTGCCTCTCTCGTTACCTAAATAATCTAGGATGTTAAGCCACCCTAAGTATCTTAGTATCTAATACTCTGGGGGGGGGGGATTTGCGCGGCTCTTTTTTCCCGTCTTCCCTAGATATAGTATACCGCGCATCCCCAATCCTGTCAAGAACTATTTGCTATAACTCGCTATAATTTTCTATAACTCGTTATAAACCGCCTAGTCGAGGACTACACCTGTTACAGCCCTGTAGGTTTCCCGTACATCAGTCTGCTCGGCTTCGGTTACTCGGCTCAGGTAGTTCATCTTAAAAGCCTGATCCATCTTCAGGCCAGCACCTACCAACTTAGCGATAGCTTGGAGGTTACGAGGCGAGAAGTCGCAAGTGAGAGTACCTGACTTGTTACCTTTGTGCAGCAGGGCGGATACACCTGCCAGCTTTGCAGCATTAGTAACGGTCATACCCATACTTGTCAGCATAGCAGTCTCAGCGGTAGTGGACAGGTAGTCCATATCATGTACGATATCGAACCGGTTCAGGAAGGCCGAATCCTGTACGTTAGAGGCGATGTACTTATCCATGCCGTCACCGTTACCCTTAGTGTTATCGGCAGCCACGAATGACCAGCCTTCAACGGGCTTCAGAGGCTCTATGCCAGCGTCCTTCATCTCAGGAAGGATAAGCTCCCGCCTATCCAACAGTGTGCCGTAGGTCATTAGAGGCCCTGCTGGGGTACGAGTGATCTCGTCACCGAAGTACCAAGTAAGCCTTGTCGAATGTCCGAGGCAGAACACCTAGCTCGAAGTTAGTGTCGCCAGCCTGTGATCTGACACTGACCGAATATCTCCACCTTTGTCGAACGACTCAGTGTGAGCAATTCGCATATAGGGTCGGCCTGTCATTGCAGCGTACCACTCGACTAGCTGAGTCTTACCGCAACCAGTTGGCCCTGTTACGTTCTGCTTAAGGCCGAGTGACTCACAGAGGGAGAAGTTCTCGATCATGGGCTTATCGAGGATGTAGCCCGCCATTGGGGCAGGGACATCATAGTCATAGGTCTTAACGAGGTGAGGAACCTTAGGCTCCCAGCCGAACACCTCCTCAAAGGGCTTGGCTTGCATTATAGCGCCATCCTCGGTTACCTTAGTGTAACCCTCAAGGGTGGGAGTTTCCTCTGCTACAGGCTCCTCCACAGGCTCAGGTGCAGGGTAATCCGCATCAGTAACAAGCTTATGTGTTACGCCGAGGATATCGTTAATCAGGTCATCAGACATAGGTGTTTCTCCAGTAGGGTAAGTGGGTTCAGTAACTTCAGTAGTAAAGGATGTATCGTACATGGGTTCTCTTTCATCACGCTCAAGTTCGGTCGTCATAGGTTTTCTCCAGTCTATAATTAGTTATAGAATTAAATGAATTTAGATTTAACAAGGTTAAGTAAGCAAGGCTCAAGGTCAGATACCCGTGAGAGTACTTCAAAGTTCGAGTAGAAGTGCTTAACAGAGCGAGACTCGATACCTATCGCATAAAGCTCGACAGGGCTAGACTCCACATACTTAACAGCGTCCTTAAGGAACTTATCGGTACTACCTGCCCGATCACTACAGGGCATACCGTCTGAGAGAACAACAAGAATCTTACGCTTCTCTTTCCTAGCCATGATATCACGGAAGGCCAACATAAGGGAATCACCGTCTGCGTTTTGGTGCAGCTTGGGATAACCTTATTGAAGTCCTCGAGTATCTTAGCTCGGGGTCTATGCTCGGCATAGTCCTTGATAACGTAGTCTTGTAGCTGTTCTTGGCTTTCCATACCATGCCAAACAGTTCTCTCAGTAAAGGCGCTGATCTTAACCGGAACCTTCAACGGTAGCATGGCCTCTGTCATCAGTGCTCCGGCTGCGGCGGCACAGTTGAATCTATCGCCTGTCATGCTACCAGATGCATCGACTAACAGGTACAGGACGGTGTTCTCGCAGGATATACGATCCACCTTCTTGGAGTAGACATCAACCGCACCACCTGCGATCCGGTGTAATGCCTTCCTATCGAGTCGGCCTCGCTTAAGGTTTCGCTCAACTCGGCTCTGAGTTTTCGACTGAAACAACCGCTTGGCTTTCATACCTAACTTGCTACCTTTCTCAGCCATAGCCGTCATCGCGGTTAGCTCACAGAGCCTAGCCCTCGGAGGGTCTAAGTCACGAGCCTTCATTCGCATAGTCTCATGCTCCTGATAGGGGATATAGGTGTGATATGTATCGTCATCGTACTCGATAGTTCCGTAATCGCCCGACTCACCTACCTCGCCAGTGTGCTTATGGGATATGATGTCCTCGTACTTGACGTGGCTGGCTTCTCCTTCGCCTTCGCCCTCGCCCTCGCCTTCACCGGACTCACCTTCACCAGCCTCGCCTTCGCCCTTACCTTCGCCCTCTTCCTCAGACTCAGCAGCCTCGGCAGCCTTACGCTTCTCTTCTTCGGAATCACTATCAGGGTCGGCATCGAACAAAGCAATGGCTAGGTTGTAGACATCCTCGAAGGTAACCATATTCCATAACTCGTTATAGAATTCGTTGAAGCGTTCACCATGAGAGTACTTCGCGAACTCTATTGCTGGCAGAGTAACATGGGGCTGCCACTCGCCACGGCCAGTGTAGTACCAAGAAAAGATATCCTGCATAAACTTATCCGCCATCCCCTTAGGGTTAGCGGCCAGCATAGCGGCTCCCCTAGCGCAGGAGTCGCCTTGCATTTCGGATAGGGCACTATCTCTTCCTATGTACTTGCCCCGTCCGTTGATCTCGTTACGCCAATCCTCAAGGATATTGATTAGCCTACCGAGTCGAGAGTCGAACCCTACGCAGTAGAACCGCATACCCTCCAGTGCATCGGATACCTCAGGCGCATGGTGGCCTACTTCGTGGTAGTTCTCGCCTAGCCAGATAGTGACTTGCCTCTGAGTCCAATCGAACCGAGGAGTTCGGCAGTATATCTTACCCGACTCCAAACAGGTTCGGGGCTGAGTGCAATCATCCTCAAGCTCAAAGTGCAAGCCTGTTCGCGTGATGCCAGCAACCCGTTGAAGGGCGGATAGCATAGGTACTGTATCAATCATATAGTCTCCACGTATTGTGATATTACTAGGGTTAAGGTTATGGCCAGTGCCATTGTGTTTAGTACCAGTGATTCCGAGATAGTCATCTACTTTTCCTTTCTATAATTAGTTATAGATTGAGCCTTTAGTGTAATCACTATCGGTTATAGTTTCTGTTACCGACTCGGATTCAAGGGCTGCCAATCTTACCTGCAAACATCGCCGCTCTATATCCGATAGGCCAGCGGATTCTAACTGGTTAGTTATCTCCCTGTACTCGGACATGTTAGCTCTGTCCTTTGCTGCCTTTTGTACTATACGGTCAAAGTTTTCAAAATCCAATCCCATAATTATCACCTATTGGTTTCTTCGGTTACATCATTGCACTCATAGTGCTCGGGTTCTTTACTGCCTACCGCAACATATACCAGCGTTGCGATAAAGCATCCTGCCATTATTAATTCTACCATGCTAAGCCTTTAGTATCTGCATGATCCTCGGAGATTTCAAACTGCTCGCCGTATCCAGAATATATCTCTTCGAGCTTCTCGATTTCGTACTCGGCGGTGGCTAGTGTTAACCCGCTGGCTATCAGTTGCGGAGCGTGAGTACCAACAACGCAGAACATTACAATGGAGAACATATCAATTTACCTTTTATAACTAGTTATAGAATACAGAGGCTATCAGGAGTCGAACCCGATATTTAAGGGCAAGCCTCGCTCGCACCTCTGTTTGGCCAACCGACCATTGCAGTACACTGTTGCCAATGCACTGCCCTTGTAGGTTGATGAGAGTATTTCGATGTTACTTTGCCAGAGCCTTGCCGTCATTCTCTGCGTAACGTGCGGCCGCTTTAGTGACCAGCTCAAGCATTTCCGCCACTTGCTCAGGAGTAGCAGCGCCTTCGAAGTTTTCGATAGCCGTTACCAGTGCGGACTTCTGAGCGCCCTTACCTGCGCCTACCTTAGTACCGATAAGTTTGCCTTGGTGTACCTTGCATCCGAATCCTTTCAGCTTTCGGCACTGAGTAGCAAGGCTGGCTTTGAAGCTCTTCATTGCATCTGTATCGCCAGCGTCTTGGAGTTCCTCATAGCCCTCAACGATCTCTTGAACGCCTATGAATACGCAGTCCTCGTTGATGCTCGCCGTTAGTCTTGGCACTGGCAAGCGCATCTCGGAAAGACTTAGCAAGGTTGCTAGAGCCAGCCGCTGCTATTGCATAAGGGTTGGAGTAAGGTGATACGAAAGTAACTGAGCTAGACTCGGGAGTTGTATCAGTTGCTGCAATTGTCTTGATAATCATAACTACTTTTTCCTTTGGCCTTTGGCCGTTGTGTTGGGCTTATGCCCTAAAAAATCCATGCTAGTACACTGCCTAAACAGTGCACTAAACTAGATTTTCTATATCGCCATCCTTTTTTGGATGTACGTTGAAACCTAGGTCGCTAGCCCTGAGTCTCCCAAGTGTTTCGTGCGGCCTCGCTCGGTGCGTAATGCATACTGATAAATTGCATGGCTTATATCGTAACTTCGCTGCTAGTGTTTCGTTCGCTTGAGTACATGGGGTAACGTGTCGGTTTCGTTTTTTGGACTAGAACACCGTCTCACGGGTAGTTGCTATCCTAACAGTTTAATCGGGGCGTCAATCCTAACTGGCCTCAGTAACGAGCAATCCAGCCGATTCTCCTCAGGGAACTTTTGCAACACTAGGTCGACTTACTGGCTTCGGTCACGGACAGCTGGTTCCTGTCTGGTGGTTCGCCGTTCTCCTGAGGAGAGATTCGAACTATACAGGTATTTCAGGGTCGTGCAAACCCTTTTTATAATTAATTACACTTATGTAAATATTTACATTATGGATGCGAATGAGAGTTGTTCTCATCTACTGCCATAGGGTTTTAATTTACCTATAATAGAAGGAAGACTTGGTACTGGTTAGATATACAGTACTTTAGGGCTATTTACCCCTAAATACAGGGAAAGCTAGTCATCACTAACCCTGCCAGCCATGATAGTCATCGCTAACTTTCGGCCAGAGCACTAGCTATAACTAACATAAAGGCATTCACGGTATGAATAGTACCCTGATATTGGTATGAATAGTTGTACCGCAGATGGCATGTTGACATGGTGTGCAAACAGTTGCATAGATACTGAGAGGCTCTGTATGGCTCTGTACCGAATCCTACCGAAAACAGGTGCCCTGATATTGAGCCAGAGCGTACGTTGCGTCACGGAGATAGTATAACTATTTGTACCGTTTTATGCACATAGTTATCCACAGATTTAGGGGTAGTTATCCACAGACGTAAGCATACTTAAGGGACAGTCTGGAGGTGTGTATAAGCTGTGCATAACTCGTTATAGATCAATGCGATACAGTCAGAGTCGGGGTACTCAGGAAGCCGGGGATAATCGGGATATGATCGGGCGATTGAGGCTAGGATATTGGGAGCCAACCCTCCCCTCTCTCTCGCTCGGATATGGATATGGATCGGGATGCTAATCTAAATACGAATCGCTCGCATTCGCGGG